GTTCTGCGCCGTGTAGTTGAACAGTTCTTGCTCCAGCAGATTGTCGTGGGAGACACGCAGACGATAATCATTGTCCACTTCTGGACTCAGCACATGGCGCACGCCAATCTTGTCCCCTGAATCAACCTCAGAGAAAATAGCGACTGCTCCCGAATTGATACTGCCGCCGCCACGATCAACACCACCCGCATCGTGGCCGGGCGTGACGACGCGCAAGTTATTATCAGCATCCACTTCGCTGACGTTCCCGCTCGTATTGCCTTCTAATCTTATTCCTGCCATAAAGTTTAATCGTTAAGCCCAGACCCAGTTCACGTTTATTGTTCCTGTTAATCTCAACTCGGTTGTTCCGGTGATTGTAAAGCCAACCCCGTTGCTAATTGTGTGCGCTAACACACCCAGCTTTATTGTGATCAACTTGATTTCTTCCAAGTTGTGCGTGGCCGTAGCCACCGGACTCAACCACGCTTCAGCATACGAACTGCCACCGATGCCAGTCTGACCCGTCACAGCAACCGACACCTGATTCGTTCCCGGCGTGCTGCCAAAATCTAAAATTGCTGTTCCTGTTGCGCTCATTCTGGGAGCGTGTAGGTGTAGGATGTGCAGTCCACAGGTTGCCCAGAAGTAATTGCTGTGGGTGTCACCTCAAACTGCTCGCCAGACCCAGACGCCCCGCATGCTCCATCGTGAAAAACTGTTGTGCCGTCTGACCGGAGAACGCGCGCCCAACCTGCTGTGCCGGTGTTGTTCGCTGCCGCATCAGAGGTTATTGCGTTTGCAGTCAACACTCCGGCGGCAGCAGCAGCAAATGCCGTGGTGTTCAATCGCAACTCAGCCAGCAGCGTTCCACTTGCTGCGGTTTCAGGTGTGGCAGGTTGTGCGCCAGAATAGATTCGCAGATAGCCTAGATTGCAAAGTGCTGAGATGGCGTTAAGTTCTACGTTTCTGGTGTCGATAGATGTTCTGCAAGGCATAAATTATTCTATTTGATACTGAACCCCGCTCTTGGATTCGGACTTGGTGATGTTGATTACCCTCGCCCTTTTGTCAGCAGACTCATTTGAGCCTGCTGCGGCTTTCTTTTTCTCCTCCGGTTTTGCTTCTGCGGGCTGATTTGGAATGCTGGAACTGTTTGCGCTGGGCATGTAAAATTGCTCCATTGCGCGCAAGAACGGAAGTTCGTGCCCCTTGGCCTTAGCGTATTTCACCAGAGCATCAGCATCGTCCACAAGCGAGAAGCTTTCTTTCTGCCGGTCGCGACGAATGCGCTTCAACACGTAACCCCACTTTGCGCTTTCAACACGCTGGCTAGTCAGTCCAAACCGGATGCGGTTCAAGCTGGCCGTCACGTCGTTGCCGGCGTCCACAGACATCTCTTTCGGGTATCCGAACGTCCACAGGTAAGGATCGTCTAGCGGGCCTTCTGGCGGTGCTGGGATGTGCTTGTTCTGGATGCCAACCGCAACAGCGTAGCGAGTGAACCACGTCATGCGCTCGTCGCCGTCAGTCTGTAATTGCCAGATTGAGTTATTAACCAGTTCGCATCCTAGCCGAGTCGGAGCGCGCCCCGTGCTGCTCAGGTCAATCAGTTCAAATAGCCAACCTAGATCGAACACACTCTCGCGCAATTTGCGAGTGACGAATTCCTCCACGTTCGGATGCGGGTTGGCGAAGTCTGCGCCCTTCAACTGTTCTCCGCTGCCGATGTAGGTCACATCACCGCCTTCGGTGGACTCCACCCAAATGTTTTGCTCATTGCCGTCTGCGTCTGTGCTGGTGATCTGCTGCACTGCATCACCGCGCGCTTGCGGCCCGTCTTGGCCTTCCGCGAGCTGATGAATAATCATCTTGGTCGCGGCGAGCTTAATGCCCTTCTTGAAATGGTCGTCCGTCTCCTTGAAGTCGAGCCACGCTGGAACCGCACTAGCCAATCGCGGGAGAGAACGTCCCATTCCGTGCCAATCGTAAGGACTCGCCAGGTGCGCGCCATATTGAAATCCTAGTTGAAAGTCGGTGAATGCTTCCTCGAAGTCGTTGCCAACTCGTTTCCATCCAAGAACGCGCGCCGCAATCGGCTCATCTTCGTCGTCAAAGATGATTCCGTTGTAAATTCTAAAGCCGTCAAACTTTCCGCCCACACAGATTCCATATCCGGCGTTGGTGGTGTTTCCGTAACCTGAAACTGTATTGGTGGCGGCCCACCATCCGCTTTTGTTGCTGCCATTGCCAATGGACGTGCCGGGAATCACCGTCATCTTTGGCATCCCGTTTTCTGTGGTGAACAGAGCAAGGTCATCACCCTGCACTAGCCATCCTTTTGCGCTGACCTGCATTGCTTTGATGAGCTTCTTGTTCGTGGTGCGACGGACAGCGTTTGGATAAACGCTTTGCATGAGCCAGTTGGATGCAATGTCGCCCCACTGTTCATTCTGGCCGAAATGAATCGGCTGCCAAGAATCGCCGGCGAAAGCCCATTCGCTCATCTGACGCAGTGCGCCACTCAATATAGGAATTGAGCAAGCCAGTTGGGTGCAGTTCGTGACAAGATCAGCGTGATCCATCTGCGAGACTGCAAGCTTCATGTCGCGCTTCAATGGGCGGCCTGGGCGATACTTGCGCGGGTTATCCTTTGGCGTCGGGTAAAGCCGCTCACCGAAAGGCCCGCAGATTAAGGATGAGTAGTCAGACATTTTAATCCTGTATTCCGTAGGAGGTGACAATTTTCATGCGCTTAACTGGTCGCTCGTAGGTGTCTGGGTCTTCAATCCACAACGCCTCCATTACTTCGCGCAAGCGGTCACGCAGTTGTTTTTCAGTCAACCCGATGAATTCGTGATACATGCCGGGCGAAATTCCAACATGCGTCTGACCACCCGCCACGCCCCCTATTGCGTCCTGTAAATCGCTCTTGCGTTGCAGTAGCCACTCCACCGTTTTTCCTTCGTAAATGTTCATGCCGCGTTGGTTTGGAGATTGAGCATCATCACACTGGCTTGAGTTGAATTGTTGTCGCCCACAACAAGGCTGACAACCTCTGCGCTGTCTTCGTCTCTAACCGCGCAGGTCTGACCGCGCTTGAACACAACGCCGCTAGGAATGTCCGCGCGCAGAATCGCGATGTGTTTGTTCTTGTGAGTCGTGAACCCTCCACCGTCCGGGCTAAGTCGCTCGAAGAACTCAAGGTTTCCGGGAGTGCAGGGGATTTCGTAACCACCATAAAGCAGCGTGGCTGGCCGTAGTGAGCGGGCGAGCCGCTGACCCCGCTGAATTAGATAATTTACACCGGCTGACATTCACCAAAGCGGCAAAGTCAATGGCAACTCATTCTGAATCATCTGCCGATGGCGGGCCAAATGAGTTCAGCAATCCAAGTTCGTCCATCCGAACCACTATCATGCACCATGCGTCCCATGCGTGGTTTGGTCGGTTTTCGTTGTTGTAGTGCATCTTTCCGGGGTGTCCCTTCCACGGAATCTTGCGCTCGCTCGTAAGCTGCGCCCACAGCCCATCCTTGCCGGTGTCCTGCAACCATTGCGCGTGAATCTGCAACTTGGGCGCACCCTCGCCGTCTCGCCAGCGTTCCGCAATCTCTTTGATGCTAGGATTGCTCCAAAGTCGGTGGTGAACATCTACCAACTCGCGCCTTCCATCCCGAACAACTACCTCCTTGAAGAAGTGATGCTGCTTGAATCGTTCCCATGTATCTTTGCGCCCCGGATGCGACCACTTGTAACTTGTGCGATCATCGCCAAGCAGTAGCCCGTATGCCGCCCAAGCCGGGCGTATGCGTCCGCCAACGCGAAACTTTGCGAACACGGCATCTTCCGCAGCCCATTCACGCACCAAGCCCGGTTCGTGCGCTCCGTCCTTCATTGAGTTCTGCTGCTCAATGCCAAACTCCTTGTCCAGCGCCCGCACTCGCGCCTTACAGAACTCGCGAGCCGCGTGATCGGTCATGCCGCTTGGTGGCTTAACCCATTCGTAATGCAGCACGCGAGGCGGCACACCATCGCCAAGCGCAACTGCAATATAAACCATGTGCGTGAGCTTGAACTGGATGTCTGTTGCCGATACGCGAGCAATCTCGCCGGGGATTTTCTCCTTGGCGTCGTAGAGTGATGCGCTGGCTCGCTCTGGTGCTTTGCTGTTGATGTCTGTGTCCCATGTCCGCGCGGCTGTCTTCTGCCACCACTTTTTCAGCGGCTCATAGTTTCCAAGCTCGGCAGCCAATCGCTGATATTTCAGCTTTTCAAGCATCATCTTGCCCCACGACAGTCGGCGGTTTATCCACTGTGGAACATTGAATCCGATGTTGCCGGGCAGGGCGTCGGGCTTTGATGCGATGTAGTGCGACGATCTATCAAGCGCGATTCTAGTTTCTCCGAACTCGCCATCATCTCGCCAGATGCCGCGACAATGAAAACATTCAAAGTGTGTCTCTCTCAGGATGGCCGACTCAATGTAGTCTCCACCCTCTTTTTTAATTAGTTCGTCAGCGCCCCGCTTGAATCCTGCAATCGTTCCATCGGGTCGAGTCATCGCCAGTTCGTCAAACGCTTTCCAGTTGAACAGATGGCTCGCCTGACACAGTGGGCAATTGACGTGTAGTTCCTTTTGGTTTGTCTCGTCGTATTTCCGGTCAAAGTCAAATCCACGTTCACCGCCTTGGCTTTCGAGGATGATGGCGCACGTCTTTTCGTATTGAGTTGTGCGAGCAATCATTTCCTCAATCATGCCGCTTGCGCCAGTGACAAAGGCATCCTGAAGCAAAACAAACTCAAGGTTTTTCTGCTGAGTGTTGCCGAGGTTTGCTGATAGGATGAAAAGTGTTTTGTCGGGGAACTTCACCGCGCCCATCGTCTCATCAAAGCGACTTCGCACGGTCAACAGCTTGGCGGCGAATCGTGGGATTGTCCGGTAGAAGTCGAGGATGCGAGTTGACGACGTGGATTCGGCTGCGCTCTCGCTTCCAAAGAATATCGCCGCGTCACCACTGCCATTGCAGACGTGTTCAGCAGCGCAGACTTCGCCAGTGAAGCTTTTGACGGTCTTGACGCCAGCCTTGAGAACCAAGAAAAGGCGCGTGCCGTTGCGCCTAGCCTCGTCGTAGGCAGCGAAAATTGGTTTGAGATAGCACGCCGTCTCGATGTCAAACGGTTGCCCTGCGTTGCCGTGCCCCTTGCCCATCGGCGCACGTTCAAGGTTGTCAACGGCACCACCACGGAACGGAGGCACGCCAATGGCTGAATGTGCCGACCTTAACATCGGCACGCTGACAACAAGTTCAGTTTCCACCTTCCTCCGCTTTCGTTGCTGCAATCAACTCATCCAAACGAGACTGCGCTTGCCGTTGCCAATCTGTGAACACCGCAATGCAGTCCGCCGTTATTTCGCTTGATAGCTTTGTCCTCTCCGCGTCGTCTTTGAGATAGGCAAACCGATCAATGCAACGCTTCGGAATCTGCCGCTCAATCGCCTCTCTAGTTATCGTTCGGATGGCAATGCCGATTGCTGTGCCTGTGCGCTCCGCCGTCTCAGTCAACACGTATAGCCCAGACAACTTCTTGCGCTGTGATTCTGCTTCCATCTCAGCCATATCCGCCTCGGCTTTTTCTCGGCGTTGCCGGTCGTCGAGCGTTCCTGATCCAGTGCTTGACGCGGCCTTGACCAGATACTTTTCGCACCAAGCAACAACCTCTGCTCTGCTGTGGGTGTTCGTGGTGTTTTTTGCCGGGAAGCTTTCCTTGCAGCCAGACGGAAGGTTGCGCCCCTTTTTCCACAAACCGATGTCGTTGTGATTCGGATTACAACCCGGCACGCAGTTGGCAATCCAGACTGCCACAGTTCTCAATGTTCCCGGAACGTAAGAACTCGCACTCGACTTGGCGGTTTCTTTTGCAAATAGCAGCGGCCTTTCCTCGCGCAGTTCGCGTATCTCAAACATGGCAATCTTGCGGTCATGCTTTTCAGGGTCGAGATACATGGACTGCAAATGGTCAAGACGCCCCTTCCGCATCTCTGCGCCGGATTGCTTCAAGAATAATCCGTCGTCCTTCGCCGGATTGTCCGATACGGGAATGTTTTTTTGCTTTGGTTTTTTTATCACAATCCAAGCTCGATCTTGATTTCCTCAATTACCTTCATTGTCTCGCGGAACTCCTCGGCCATTGTCTCGCGCAAGCTCTCGCGCAGGTGTCCGTTTTGAAAATACTTTGGATTGCCTTTAAGTTTATTCCAAGTCGTAACAAGCTCCGGGTATTCGAGCCACGATTGAAGCTGCCCTAGTTCGTCCTTTGGCTGGACGCGCTCCTTCTTGATGGTCTGCAATTCAAGTTGGAACTCAGGCTCACCACTGGCGAGCAGTAGCGTCTGGTTCCATCGCAGCGCAGTCTGGATGTTGTCAATCGGCTCTGTGTGACTTCGCGCCTGCTTGATGAACCACTCGATCATGTTCAACTCAATCACGCGCCCATCCGCCGTGGTGAACGCGGGCTTCATCTGATGATAAAAGTCGGGCGTGATGCGACGACCTGGCAATGATTCTGCAAGCTCAATTAGGACAATTCCGATCTGGCGAGCCTGTTCAGCCCTGTCAACAAAGGCAAATAAGA